TTCCATTCTGTCCAGCTTGGGCGTCAGCTCACCCTATTACAGAAGACTTGCCACCACACGACGCCATTTTGTTCTATTCGAAGGTGACTACATTCCTTGGCGGAACAATCACTGACCAAACTATTCACGCTGCTCAGGCAATGGCTAAGACTGACCGTCCAATCTTTCAGCTAGGGTTTGACAACTCCATTGGCTTCCTTGACCTTAAAAGCGAACTCCTTAAGCGTGAAGGAAGCGGTAACAAGAAGTACGAGCAGTCGTTTATTGACAGCCTTGAAATTACAGCACCAAAGCGTCTTATTGCCCAACAGCGTAATCACGAACTTACCGCTCAATATATGGTGAACGAGTACAGACTTGAAGCTTACCACCTAGAGACCACATCACACTTTCCACTTGAAGGTTGGTCTTGGGACACTTCTAAGTTCTTGACACCACTTAAGAGCCCTCGATTTGACCTTCAGTACATCGGCGCCACGTTTAATGGTGGTGAACGGTGCCTCCCGTTCCTTCGTTACTACACAGGTCTCCCTAAGGACATCTCGGTAAACATTCGAGGCACGCTGCGAATGCAAGAGGCCATTGACTTGGCTAAATCACTTCACAAGAAGCGTGGTGGACGTGGTGACATTCCAACTATTCCTCAGTGTGGTGAGCCGGTGATGGCTACGTCGATGCTCGGAACTAACAATGAAAGCCTGGCTCAGGTAGTAATCGCTGTTCGTCACAATCGACTACTTGGTAATGTGCCTCTACGCATCTCAGAGTTGGCAATGTCTGGGTCTGTGGCGCTATTTGACCAATTCACCACACACTCAGCAGCACAAGACCCTTACCTGATGGTCGACAATCAACTTCAAGTCATTGAAAAGATTAGAGAGCTGAAGAGCGACTACGCAAAGCGTGTAACTCTTGTGACCTCTGAACGTGACCGCCTAAATGAAACGTACAAGGACTTTGGTCTTAACTTCTACAAACACCTTACTGGATTGCTATGATTACCTCAACTCCTATTACCTCTATTAAGCCGTACAACAAGAACCCTCGACGTAATCAAAGCGCCGTTGAAGCTGTGGCAAAGTCGATTAAAGAGTTCGGCTTTCTTCAGCCAATCGTTGTAGACAAGGACATGGTCATCGTTGTAGGCCACACTCGCTTTGAAGCAGCCAAGACCCTTAATCTCACCGAGGTGCCTGTGCTTATTGCCAAGGACCTCTCGAAGGGTCAGGCTAAAGCGTACCGTGTAGCAGACAACAAGGTAGGCGAACACAGCACTTGGGACCCTATTTTGCTTGAACAAGAACTTCAAGAAATTGAAGGGTTGATGGGCACCATTGACTCCACTGACTTCTCTTGGGCTGACCTTGACTTTCTTAAAGAGTTGGAACTTGGCGATGAACCTAAGCCGGCTAAGAAGAAAGCCAAGAAGAAGAATTTCCGCAAGGGTGATGTTTGGATGTTTGGCAACCATGAACTCCACGTGATGGACGATGACTCCTCAGATTTCCTTAATCTTGTGGCAAAGACCTACCAAGATGCGTCGCTGTGCGAAGTAACGTTGAAGGACCCTGAATGAATGTCGACGTTCAGCCAATCGAGGACCTGAACCTTAAGGACTTCGCACCACTTACTGGCATCCCTGATGAAACAGTGGAGCTGACTGTAGGTGGTGTGAACGGGCGTGAGCGTGCTGTAAAGGTCCCACGTCGTCAGGTTTACAAGATGGCCCAGCTTGGCGCTCTTAATGGGGAGATTGCTGACTTCTTTGGCTTTACCAAGAAGACCCTCACTAATCACTTCTCTTATGAGCTCACAGCAGGTCGTGCCACCATTAAAGTTCGCCTACGTCAGGCAATGCTTAAGCAAGCCCTTGGTCCAAAGCCAAACATTGCCGCTCTTATTTTCCTGGCTAAGAATTACCTGTCGATGTCTGACAATGGTCTTACTGAGAAGGACGACGAAGAAGGCGCTGGAGTTAATTGGCTAATTGAAGAGGCTAAGTTCACGCAACCTCTTCAACTTTCAGACTCTGAACGTGCTGAGCTAGATGGAGAGAACGAAGATGCCTAAAACCTTCGTAATGGACCCACAGGATTACCAGATGGAGGCGCTGCTTGACATCAACACGCGCTTTATGGGTGTGTCAGGTGGCAAGCGTTCTGGCAAATCCCGTCTCATCACCGTGCTTAAGAGCATTTACCTTTCATCTATGCATCCCGGCAAGCCAGGACTTGTAGCGTCGCCAACGTTTGGTATGTCACGTCGTAATCTTGTGCCAATCTACCGTTACTTCGCAGACAAGTTCGGCCTAGAAATTAAAGGTCTAACTGGCCAATCACCGGGTACGCTTTACATCAAGTGGGGTGACAAGATTAGCACCATTCACTTGGATGTGTCTATTGAAAACTTTGACCGACTTAACGGTCTGTCTCTTGCGTGGGCGTGTGTAGACGAGGCTGACAAAGCCCGTCGTGAGTCTATGGATGCGTTCTTCGAAGAACTCATTATTCGTATTAGCGACCCTTACCCAGGCCGCAAAGCACAAATCAATGTAACAGGCGCGCCAGAGTTGAATGGTTGGATGGCTGAATTCTTTCTAGAGAAAGCAGGTGCTGACCGTAAACTCTTTAAGTGGTCGATGATGCAGAACAAGATGCTGTCTGAAGAGTACAAGACTTCTATTCTTGAAAACATCCCAGAGAAAAAGCGTATTGGTTGGGTTCACGGCGAGTTTATGTACAACTCTGATGGTCTTGTGTACGACGAGTTCGACCCTGACTTGAACTCAACAGACCTTACCATCTCAGACATTGTTCCATCAGACAAGGTCGATGTGTCATTCGACATCAATGACGGCGGAACAAGTTGCTTGATTAGCTTCAGACGCGGAAAGCACGAATACTTTGTTGCCGAATGGATGAAGTTAAAAGACACCGAGGCGGTCCTTGAAAGAGTTAAGAAGCAACCTTGGGCACAACAGGCAGTTATTACCTGTGACCCTGCTTGTACTCAAGTGTTCACATACATTCACAAATCAGGTCTAAAGCACTCAATTATGAAGTCAGCACCTGAAATCAAGCACAGAGTTACGGCGGTAAACAACCGAATGGGCACGCAGAGCGTATGCCAAGATGGGGTCATTCGTCGCCATTGGTTAATTAACCTAAAGACTTGTAAAATTCTTCACAAGTGTATTACTCGTCAAGGTTACATTAAAGGCGAACCAGACAAAAAGACTTGGATTGAAGATGCCGGCACCGACATTTCAGGTCCGTTGGATGCTATGGGGTACAAAACATACCGTGATTTCCCATATGACCCGCGTGAACCATCTAAACCAATCTCTCTTCGCGGATTCTAGTAAATAAACAACTATTAAAGGACAACTATGTCACAAGAAATTAATCCATCAGTTCAGCACCCAGAATTTGCCGAACTTGCCAAGAAATATGAAATCTGCGATGATGCCTTTTCAGGCGATGTTACAGGGTATGTTGAATACCTTGATGGTCAAGACAAGGATGAGCGACAGAAATACCTGTCCCGTGCTGGTTACTTCGGTGTTGTTCAACCAACAGTCTCTGCTCTGATTGGAACATTGACACGAAAACCGTTTTCAATGACAGGTTCATTTCCACAAACAGATTTCAAGACCCCAGATGCCTTTTTGGCAACTAACTTCAAGAATCTGCTTCTTGGTGCTCGAACATACACCTTTGTGACAGTTGAAAATGGCAAGTCTAAAATCATTGCTTATGATGTAGATGATGTCATTAACTGGTCTGAGGACTACATCGTCATCAAGGAAGATGTCATCTCTCGCGACCCAAAGAACCCGTTCAAGCAGGTTTATGGAACAGCATACCGCGAACTTTACCTCGAAGACGACACATACCACTCTCGCCTCTGGTCAAAGTCGCCAAAAGGCAAATGGGTATTCGAGCAACTCGAAGACCTGACAATTGGTGGAACAACACTTGATTTCATTCCGTTCTGGGTAACAAATCCATACGACACTACTTGGGAATGCTACTCTCCACCGTTGCTTACTCAAG